AGTTCAATACATTAAAGAAATAAATGCAGACGTAGATTTTGAGGTAGAAGCAGAATGGTGCGATGCTGACAATAGAGATGCAGGAGTAGAAGTACTATCGGCAGAATGGGATAAAAGCCTATATACAAAGACTGAAAATCTCGTAATAAATGAAAAAGTAGATTTGAATGATTTTGAATTTGATATAGAAGATTTTTTTTAAAATGTAAAGTTATGATAAAAAAATACATTAGAGGCAACAAAACGCGAGGCGATGAAGTTATCAAACAATTAGAGAAATTGGGTGGGGTTAATGAATATGGGTTTGTATGCAATTTATCCTCTGAATTTTATATTATCGACCATACCGACGGTAATAAAATAAAAGAAGTATCGAGGGGGTACGTCAAAGAACTCATCGAGCAAACCTTCGAGGAAATACACCTACCCGAAGAATTTACGCCCGAAGAATTTGTTATTGTAACGGAGAAAGCTACAAGTGACTGTGATGGTTGTTCATTTAAAAGAGGAAGGTATTGTGCTGCCGGTATGTGGTTCGCAAATGACTGTACAGAAAAAGGAATAATTTATAAATTGAAACAATAGTTATGAAAAAAATTATATTATATTTGCTTGAATTATTCCTATTTGGATTGATAATTAAGTTGACGGAATTATTTTTTATTATACCATTATGGGTTTACATACTCGGACTAATTATAACAGCGATAGTACTGCATTTGTCGAACGCTTACGAAATTTACAAAGAAGTAAAGCGGTATTCAAAGAACGGGTTTATTTCAAGACCGTAAATGTGATATTAATTTGTAAAATAAATTTGAACTAATGAAAAATCTATTATTCATATTCTTATTAGCTACTATGTTTAGCTGTAATAAGGAAAACTGCAATGAATGTATATATCCTGTATATGACGATAACGGGCAAGCAACGGGATATACGGAAACTGTAATTGATTGTTTTGGTAAATGTAATGAACGGAAATAATGAAATTATCAGATATAAAACCAAATCCAAATAACCCTCGTGTTATAAAAGACGAGAAGTTTATTAAATTAAAAAAATCAATAGAGGAGTTTCCAAAAATGATGAAACTTCGCCCGATGGTAATAAATGAAGATAATATCGTGCTTGGTGGCAATATGCGTTTAAAAGCACTAAAGGAACTTGGATATAAAGAAATTCCTGATGAATGGGTAAAACGTGCCGATGAACTAACGGAAGACGAGCAAAGACGTTTTATAATTGCTGATAATGTAGGTTTTGGTGAGCATGATTGGGAAATGTTGGCGAATGAGTGGAATGTAGAAGAGTTAGATTCTTGGGGTATTGAAATGCCAAATTTTAACGATGAAAGTAAACTAGCAAAAAAAGAAAATAAGGATATAATTCCTTATAAAAAAACGCACATATTAATTTCGTTTAATCCTGAAGATATATTAAAATTAAAACCTTATTTAGATGAGATTTTAAAAATAGAAAATATAGAATATGAGCAAACGTCAAACTAAAGATTTTTACAATAATTATCCAAAATATTTTTAAGGTTTTATGTACATCTCATAATATAAGATACGACCAACCTTTTCACGTAACAAGCATGGGGACAAATAAAAAAACAGACAACTCATTTATAGAGGAAAAAGTATTACTAAGGCTTGAAACTATAAATAAAATAAATAAAAATAAAATTACAATACTTGAAGCTTATGCAGGAAGTGGGGTAATATGGAACGAAGTAAAAAAACGCACGCCAAAGGATATAGATATTCTAAAAATAGAACTTAAAAATGATAAAAAAGGAGTTTATTTAAAAGGTGATAATTCAAAATTTATTCCATTATTTGATTATAGTATTTATGATATAATAGATTTCGATGCTTATGGAGTTCCATACTTTCAATTAAAAACAATTTTTTTAAAAGGTTTCAAAGGATTTGTTCATGTGACATTTATTCAGAGTGGAATGGGTAGATTGCCGAATGGAATGTTAGAAGAGTTAGGGTACACGAAAAATATGTTAAGAAAATGTAGTACTTTATTTTCTAAAAATGGCATGGATAAAATGGAACAATATCTAAGTTTACATGGAGTAAAAAATATAATAGGTTATTTTATTGATAGAAAAAATTATTTTTATTTTTCTATTGGTAATTAGCTTAAAATGATTATATTGCATATTATTAACGTATAAAATTATAAATTATGAACATTTACGAACCAACAGGCAGGGCAAGAGAATACAGCCCATTAGCACTGAACTATTTTAAAGGTTGCGACAATGGTTGCAAGTATTGTTATGTACCAAACATGTTAGGTAGATTTAATTCAAAATACGAACATGGCACTGTTACAAAAAATATTGATTACAATAAAATAGAAAAATCAGCACAAAAACATAGAGATTGCGAAAAGCAAATTTTATTCTCGTTTACATCAGACCCATATTGCAATGCTGAAGATGGAGAAACATCAAAGATTCTTGAGATATTAAACTTTTATGAGCATAAAGTTGCTATTCTCACAAAAAATCCGAGCAAAGCAAAAAAAGATGTTGAATTGTTTAAAAAGTTCGGAAATAGAATAAAAATAGGAAGCACTTTAACTTTCGATAACGAAAAAGATTCTAAAGAATGGGAGAGTGGAGCAGAAACACCACAACAAAGAATTGATGGATTAAAATTTTTTGCTGAAAATAATATTAAAACATGGGCGTCTTTTGAGCCTGTTATTATACCGGAACAATCTTTGAATATGTTAAAAAAAGTTTCAGAATTCATTAATCATGTAAGAATTGGAAAATTAAACAACTATAAAGGAATAGACAAGAATATAGATTGGGCAAAGTTTATATTTGACTCAGTAAGAATATGTAGAGATTCAAACACTCTTTTTTATATAAAAAGAGATTTACTTTCATTTAATAATGGCGTATATTTGTCAGGAAATGAAGTCAATGAAGATTATTTAAACCTATAAAAATGGCTTACGATAAAAAGAAAATATACGAACAAGCAAAGGAACAGATTGCAAAAAATAATCTATTCTTTGTAGAGGATATAGTTGCATTTTTGCCCTGTGGAAAGTCATATTTTTATGACACATTCACTTTGGATTCGGACGAAATGCACACTCTAAAGGAAATGCTCGAACAGAATAAAATTAAAACAAAATCAAGCATAAGGGCAAAACTGTATAAATCAGAAAAAGCAGCAGAGCTGTTGGCTTTGTATAGACTTATAGCAACACCCGAAGAGCATAGATTGTTAAATCAATCATATTTAGATGCAACAACAAAAGGAGAAAAAATACAAGCACCTATTACAATTCAAATAAATGGTAATAATTTAGAATTAGAATAATACATTTTACTTTCAATCTATTTTGTTTTGTCGACATGCCTAATTTGAAATTTGAGCCTAATAATTTATTTTATTACATGCTCGATAAATTCGCAAATCGTGATAGGTCAGATAAATTAACAATATGCAATGAGGGTGGTAGTCGCAGCTCGAAAACTTGGGATACATTTCATTTAATAGTTTACCTATGTTGGCACATTAAAAAGCCCCTTTCAATTTACATACTTCGCAAGACTTTGACGGAGTGTAGAGATAAAACATTTGATGAGTTTATACGATTTACAAAAGAGATAGGAATATACGACCAAAATGCTTATGTTACAAGCCCGAAGCCGAATTACAAAATAGGTCAGCACATAATTAAGTTCAGAGGGTTAGACGATGAAAAAGATACAGAGGGGTATCCGAGTGATATTTGTTTCTTAAATGAGGCTTTAGAGATCCAAAGTGAAAGTCTAATAAGTGGTATATATATGCGTTGCACGATGCTATTTATTGCGGACTGGAACCCTAAATTTACTCAACATTGGATTTTCAAATGGGATGGTAGAGAAAATGTGCTATTCACAAAAACAACTTATAAGAATAATAAGCATTGTCCGGAAACCGTTAAAAAAGAGCTGCAAGGATATGAGCCTACTATTGAGAATATACAAAAAGGAACGGCAAATGCATACAGGTATAAAGTTTATACATGCGGTGAGCGTGGGAGTATGGAAGGGCTTGTATTTCCTCGCGTTAATTGGGTTGATAAAATGACGGACAACACAGAACGATACTTATATGGGTTAGATTTTGGCAATACAACAGGAGTATACGCATTTGTTCAGGCGTGTAAAAATGAGCAAGGGAGGTGGTATGATTGCCCGATATATGGAAGTATGGCAACAGGTTCAGACATTCAAAATGACAGCAACAGCGGATTAATTAACTTTTACAAGGCTTTAAAATCATGGGCTTCGCAAAATAATGTAACAGAGATAGTATGTATAAGCGATTCGGCTCAACCACAAAAAATAGCAGACCTCAACACATTTTCTATGAATGATAATTTGAACTTTAAGTTTGTACCTGTAAAGAAATTTCCAGGCTGCGTGAAGCATCGAATTGATTTAATAAATAGAGAAAACATTAATTTGGTCAAAAGACAGCATATTCAAGAAGAACAAGAAAATTACTGTTATGCTAAAATAAGAGGAATAAAACTCGATGAACCGATAGACGACTTCAATCACTTTTGGGACGCAGCAGGATATGCGACGCAGTACATGATGTAAAAACATGATATAAATCATAAAATTATTTGCATTGCATCATTAAATAATATATATTTGTAGCAAATTTTTGCAATGAATATATTTTCCCGTATAGCAAAAGCATACCAAATAGGAGCTAATGTGTTGAAATCCAATATTTCAGCAATAAATTATCTACCCTCATCATTCGCAAGCATTTCCTATAAAAACAACTATTATTCGATGTACGAGGAATGTCCGGCTGTTGGGATAGGAGTATTAAAGAAATCACAAGCAATAAGCACTGGTAAGATAGTAGCTATTAACGATAAAGAAGAAAAAATCACAAACGCTGCTTTTTTTAAGGATTTAAAGGTAATCGATAATCCGAACGCTTACCAAAACCGCTCACAGTTTATTAAGACTATTGAGACGTTCATGAATATTTATGGGGTTGCTTATGTTTATAGAATTGTTCCGATTGGCTTCAAAGATGTTAAAAGCATGGTTGTTATTCCGAACAATGCAATTACTGTTAATTATAAAATAGCTTCATACATCAATCAAGAATCAATCGTGTTAAGTTATCAAATTAACTTATTTGGAATGAGTTATAATATAACAGGCGATGACTTGAATAATATGATACCTATTTACGATGCCTCTATTGAACTTAAGGAGGTTATAAAGCCTAAAAGTAGATTAGATTTAGTATACAAGAATATCGAAAATATAGCATTTTCAATAGAGAGTAGACAGACGACAATAAAAAACAGAGGTGCTGAAGTATTGTTAAGCCCCGAACGTGGAGATGCTGCTGGAATATTAACAGCATTGCACCCAAAGGAAATTGATGAAATACAAAAAGAATACAGAAAATACGGTAGCTTGTCTAATCAATGGCATACAATGATTACTAAAATACCAATGCGAGCAACTAAATTGACAAGGACACCTACTGAATTAGGATTGTTTGATAGTGAGAATGCTGATTATAGAGCTGTTGCGTTGGCGATGGGAATACCTGCACCATTAATGGCATTGCCTGACACATCAAAATACAACACATATTTAGAAGCTAAAAAAGAGTTTTATGATGACTGTATTATACCCGAATCACAAAGTATTGCAGAGGGGTTTGATAAAATATTCGACACAAAAAATAAAGGTTATTCGTTTATGTTCGACTTTTCGCATTTGAGTTTCATGCAGGAGGATAAAAAACTAAAAGCAGATACCTATTCAAGTATGAGTAATTCAATGAGGGCAAATATAGAAGCTGGAATTTTAAGTGTAGAAGAAGCAAAAGAAATACTAAAAGGCTATGAATAAAGAAGAGTTTGAAAAGATTAGAAAGATTAAAAAACAATCTAAAATCGTAAAAAAATGAAAGAGTTTGATAATTTGACAGAGTTACATAAATACTTATGTCAAAACAGTAAGCAATTAATAAGCCATAAACGTTCAACTATAAAACATGCGGACGGTATAGCTATTTCGTTTTACGATGAAGTGAACGATGTTTGCATGAAATCGTTAAGTTACGAAGCTGAATCAATCGACAAAATACATGTGAAGTTAATCATTAATACAACTAACTTATACGACAGCCACCAAGACGTTCATATTCCTTCGATTTGGAATCAATCATTGAAGCAAAAAAAGACATTCAAACTACTTAAACAACATTCGCAAGCATTCGAGGACGTTATAAGCAGAGAAATGAACGCAAGTACAAAGACATTTACTTGGCAACAATTAGGTGCTAATTTACAAGGAAATACACAAGCATTAATGTTTGAGGGCGATATTTACGCGAAAGAACATGAATATATGTTTAATCAGTACAAAAATGGCTATGTAGATAACCACAGCGTTGGAATGCAGTATGTAAATGTATTCTTATGTGTGAACTCTAAAGAATCATGGGCAACAGGAGAAAAAAAGAATTGGGATAAATACATAGGAGAAGTTGCTAACCCTAAAGACATAGCATATGATTATTTCTACGCGGTAACAGAGGCTAAAATAATCGAGGGGTCAGCGGTTGTATTTGGGAGTAATCCGATAACTCCTACATTTTCAGTAAAAACACACGAGACTATCACTCACGATGAGCCGATAAAACTCGACGAGATAAAACAATTTATAAACAAAACTTTAAACAAATAAAAAATGACACAAGAAGAATTGAAGGCTGCATTAGGCAGTGAATTAGAAGGGTTCAAGAAAACTTTACCCTCAATGCAAGATATACAAAGTGTACAGAATGCATTAAAAGATTTTCAAGATGAAATTAGTAAAAAATTTGACGGTGTAGTAACATCTTCGCAATTTGACGAATTAAAAGCTGCTGCTGAAATTCAAGGTAATTTGCTTGCGGAAATACAACGCAAAGGGCAAAATACAGAAAAAACATTCGCAGAACAGTACAAAGAAAATGCTTCCGCTATAGCAAAAGCGATTTCTGAAGGTAAGCCGTACAGTTTTGGAACTACTCGCAAAGCGGTAACAGCTGCAAGTATAACAAATAATACAAATGCTTACAGAATCGAAGGAGTTGGTCAATCACAACGCGGTATTCCTTTTGTTGCAGACTTATTACCTCGCGTAGTATTAGGCTCAAATACAGGTGGTACAGTTCGTTGGATTGAGCAATCTGCAATTACAAACAATGCAGGGGCAGTTGCGGAAGGAAACAAAACAACTGAATCAGTTGCAACTTGGGAAGAAAAATCATTAGCAGGTAAACGTATCAAAGACCATATCAAAGTTTCAATCGACCAAATTAAAGATGAAGCATATATGATTGGCGAAGTTACTCAACTTGTGAATAACAACATGAGAATAGCTGAAGATAACGCGTTAATCAATGGCGATGGTCTGAACAACAACATTAAAGGCTTATTGTCTTATGCTACTGAATTTGCAACAGCAGATATTTCAATTAAAGCTGCAAACTTTGTCGATTTAGTTGGTAAATGTAAAACTCAAATAGCTGTTAATACTAAAGGTGGTGCAATGCCGACAAATTTTATCGCTAACCCTACCGATGTTGATGTAGTTCGTTACTTGAAAAACGAATTTGATATGCCTATATATCCAAATTGGCAATTAGGCGGTGCTGTATCATTTGGAGGAATGACATTAGCAGAAAATGCACTTATGACAGCAAATAAGTTAATCGTTGGCGATTTGAGTAAAGCAACTTTGTATGTATTTGACGAGTTAGTTGTTGAATTAATACAAGTTGACGATGATGCATTAAAAGGACTCGTAACAGTTAACGCTTATATTCGTGAGAATTTAGTTGTTAAATCTGTTTATGCTAATGCAATTGTGAAAGTAAGCGACATTTCTGCTGCTTTAACTGCAATTACTGCCGGTGCTTAATTATTAAAACTTAAATAAAATGAGAAAACTATTCTTTTTAATAGCTTTACTTGTAGCAAGTGTGAGCTATGCACAGACAAATGTAGGAGTTGTTAGTGGATCAAAACCATTAGCACAGGATACTTACGTATACTATTTAGGGAAAACTACCGATACATTGGTGGCGAATGATACATTAGACCTTTTACTTCGAGTAACAGGTTCAGACGTTCCTCAGTTAGGCATTGGATTGTATGTTACAAAGGTCAGCGGTACAGTAACTAATAATTTTTATCTTCAAAGCTCAATGGACGGTGTTAATTTTACGAATGTAGATACAATAGCTTTATCAAATGCGTCTACGGGAATGAATTTAAAATCACTAACCAACTATAATTATCCTTACTTACGAATACGTGGTATTTCTGGAGCAACTGACCAAAAGGCTTATTATAAGGTATACGCAATAAATAGAAAATAATCATGCAAATATCATTCAAAGAGAAAAATATAGAGGTTACCGTTAAACTCGGTAACCTCTTAATAAAAAAAGGTTTGGCGAAAAAAGTCGAAACAAATGTAAAAGAACGAAAAAATGGCAAGTCTAATAAGTAAAGATGATTTTGACGGTATTTATTTCATAGATACTAATAATTCAGGTGTTCAAATTATGCTGCAAAAGTATATTGATTACATCGAAGCGAAGTATCCTATTGATGTTACCAATGAAAATGAATCAAAAGTCAAAGAAATGTACGTAGGTTTTACATATTTTGAGTATGTACGTGATACATACAGTCAAAATACTCCCGTTGGTAATGTTCAGCAACAAATACCAAACGAGCGTACATTTGACGAATCTAAACTTATTAGAGCTTATAATAATGCTGTAGATATTTACAATGAGTTAACCGATAGTGAATTAAACTATGTTACATTTATAGGTATATGAATCCGATATTGTTAGTTGAAGAATGCGTTAAGCGAATGGATAGTGAGCCGCGATTTATTGCTGCTGATTGGAACGAGGTTGCTTCTGAACTATCTACTTTAATGTACGATAAAGCTCAAGACGGAACGAAATACCCGTTAATTGTAATGTCGCCAATATTCACTGAAACTCGTGGCGGTACTTATTCTGAATTTACTACGAACTTTTACTTTATAACGTCTACAAATAAGAATTACACGACAAAACAACGCATTGAATTAGTATTCGATGAGATTTTAGAGCCTTTGTTCGCTGAATTTCTTTATACTATGTTTCGTGAGGGTAAATTTACATTTGATAAAAACCCGGTTCAAAACAATGAAGTAAGAATAGACCACACTCGCGAATACCTTTTTTTACCACAAAATGAATTGAATGATATTATAGATTGTTTAAAAATTAACCTAACACTAAAAAAATAATGGCAAAAATAAACTACTTTTCAGAAAAGACCAAAGAACTCGGAAATACAGGTTTCAAGCAGTTAGTTGGCAACAAATTGGGCGTTTTAGTTGGAGCTTTAGTATCGCTTGACGGCGGATTAGAGTTCGCAACTGCAACATCAGCACTAACAAAAGCAGATTGGGAGGCAAAACAGAAATTACCTAAAAATCAAAGGGTATATATGCTACCTATGTTTGAATCTTTTACGGACAAATCAACTGATGACGTATTTACAACGTCATTACAGGGCGAGAAGTTCGCTGAATGGGGTAAAATACAATTCGATGCGTTGCTTGACGTTAATACCTACCTTGCATTAAATCTTAACGGATTAAACGGTAAAGACTTAGATTGTGTATTAATCGACACAAGCGGCTCACTAATCGGTTTGACTCCAGACGGAACAAAATTCACAGGTATTTCATGTCGTATTCACGTAGGTAAACCGAAACTTGCAGGACAAGGAGAGAAAATGCTTACCCCTGTTACGTTTACGATTAAATCAACAGAGGACTTCGTAAACAACAGAGCTGTATTAGAACCTTTGAATCAGACAGAATATTGGAATCCAAAAACCGATTTTGACGGGGTTTACGATGTTGAATTAGAAGTATCGGAAGTTTCTGCAACAGGTTGTAAAGTTAAAGTATTGAAAAAATCAGTAGACAGTGCAATGACTACTGCAGGGGTTGATGGTTTAGTAAAAGCCGATTTTGTGTTGAAAGATGCAAGCGGAGCAACGCAAGTAATAACAACATTAGAGGCTTCTGGCGAGATTGGGGAGTATGACCTTGCTGCAACATTAGCAAATGATTACACGTTAGAGCTTGTTGCTTGTTCTTCAATTTCGTTGACTTCGATTAAAATCGAGGGTACGAATACTATAACCTTTACAGGAATAGTATAATGGATATAAATGTGAGAGGTGCGTTAGCAATGGGGCGTAAAAATTTCATTGCTTCGCACTTACGTTTAAAACCTATCAAGGATATGGTAAACGGAGAGCAATATTTAAATAGATTGTACGATGAATTTGAGGCAACAAAACGAACGAATACAAGCGTTGAACCCAAGAAAAGCATTCGCAAGACTCGTAAACGATAACCCTACGTTTTTTATTGATGCAATTAAAGAGCAGATGTATACAGGTAGACATGGTTTAAAATCTTTTGTATATCGTTCATTGAGTTATGAAAAACAAAAAAGAAGAATGAATCCTGGTGCAAACGGAAAAGTAGATTTATACCTAACAGGACAATTCTATTCGGGCGTAAGACTTGAAACAGCAACGGAAAGGGAAATAAGACTAACAAGTTCGGACGAAAAAACTAAATTGTTAACACAAAAATATGAAGGTATTTTCAAATATAATAAAGAAACTATTGCGAGGATTAAACCCGAAATTGTACGTCTTACAAAAGAATATTTATAGACATATAGACTTTTTGCCCGTTTATAATTATTTTAAGATAATAGAGGGGGAATTTCAATATGTAGTTAAATCTGAAAATTACGATTTTGAACCAACTATTGAAATGATTGAAGCGTGTGAGCGAATAAACGAACAGGTAGAGAAAATACTAAAACAAGACGGAACAAAGAAGAAAGACATAATTCATAGATGCTTAAGAATAGAGGAACAAAGACAGATACTAAAGGCATGTTTAATTCTTTTAGCTGTAAAGCATGATGACGATATTGCTAATATAGTTAAATCATACGGGTATAGGTACTCGAAAGAAACAGCAGAACAAGACCTTATGAAACTCAAAGGAGAGTTGCATAATTTAGAAAGTAAAATACAAGAATTATCGAAAGAAATAGAGGTAAAAGGCGAAAATATTAGTATATTTGACGCTATGAGTTACCTTCATAAAATATACGGAATTGGTTACAATCCGCATG